CCATAACCAGGTCCGATACCGTCTTAGATGAAACAGATGATTTATCAACTGTGGCCTTTTCTGCTGTCTGAATAAACTTTTTTGCTTTGGGAAACAAAGTCTCTAGAACTTCTCTGTCGTACAGGGCAACCTCATACATTCGTCTTGGGTCCCCAAAGGCGGATTCTTGTAGGTCAACAAAGATATTGGTTATCAGTTTACGTTCAATAGCAACCTTATTGTCCTTTTTAAAAACTTTAAGGCAACCGGTTCCAGCCCAGCCCAGTGCATCAGTGAGCACGTACTCAGACACTGCATAAAGGTTGGTACGAAAGAATTCACCTAAGATAAAGCTATTGAGCTTCTTAGCTAGGTTACGTTGCTTGTAATCTCCATTGTCTGTGAGGAAGACAGGGGCGGGTCTGTTCTGGGTAAGGCGGGATACTAGAGTGTCTGTTATGGACTTAATGGCATTGTAGACTGGTCTATTAGGGGCGAGGGGGGAATACTGGTCCATTAGGGACATGTTTGCCCCTACAAAGCTAAATAAAGCTTGACCACTATAAAGTCTGGCACAAACTGCTGCTTGTCGTAACCGGGCAGACTGTCCTTGCTTTAGGTAAGCAAACGTAGCGCATAACTGAGAGGCTCTTATAGCTTCATTTTTCTCTTCCCACCATCTGTAGCCTTGGTTGGCTTGGTTAAGGGAGGAGTTCTGAGTCTTAAAGACTTGAGTTACCCGGGTAGGTTTTTCTTTGGGGGTAGTTTTAAAGCTCATAAAGTTTAGACATCAGTGGGGCCGGGACCAGTTCCATTAATATAAGCCTCAACTTCTTCCATTGTAGGCATATCATCTGGGAGGCCTGGGTCCTCTTCAGGGGCTACGAGCTCTGATTGAGCTTTACGGGTATTTATGGGTGCGTTTTCGGATAATATTAACTGTAGGTCAGTTGAATTGTACTGCAGGACACCTTGGCTACGTAGAAGCTTTAGGAGCTCCTTAAGGGCTTTAATGTCTGGTAATTGCATTATATACCATCAATTCTAGTATTCCCATAATAGCTACAGATATAACCAGAGAAACGACCACCTAAATTGGATCTAAGTAGTTGTAACTTTAAGGGGTTTATTTTGAGAGAAGTGGGAGTATGGCCACGTCTACCAAGCCAGTTAAGGACAATAACAATACGTTCCTCAATTGACAGAGATAAAACTTGTTGCCTGGTTAACTTAGGAAAGGGGATAGAAGCATTACTATCCTCACATCGGCACCTTCCAAAAAATAATCCCACTTTAACCTCTGCGGCGGTTCTTACGATCCTTTAGAATCTGAGCAACTAAGCTAGCATCACTGGTGTCATGCTCATCATCAGTCATGGTGTGGGCATACTCTAGATCAAGGCCTCTTGAATCTCTGCCATCTTCCATGGGAACAGGCTTTTCGTCAGAGTCATTGGTTTCATACATTTCATCGGTTTCATCCGTGGGACCATGTAACGTGCCAACTCCAATAGACTTATAGTCAGGCTTTACTGGGACAGAACCACCCTTTGCAAACTTTCTAAGCTTCCGGTCTTTCATGATCTCGGCGGCTAGGGATAGGCTTTCAGATACCTTAGGGAGGTCTTTCTCAGAATCAGAATAATCTTCTTGTACATTCCCATCTTCTTGAGGCATATACATATGGTCCTGTTTTCCCGGGTATTCATCCTCCGAGTCACCAGGACGGGCTGACTTCTGCTTTAGGGGAGCCATATCATCAACCATCCCGCCTTCTGCATACATAGCAAAGTCGGAGTTATCCTCAGCTTGGGTCTGCCCACCGTGAGCTACACATTTGCCCCCAATATCCGTACAATCAGGGCACATTCCGCCCTTGGACATGTTCTTACGTTTCATACCGTAGGCAATTGCTAGAGCTTGTTTTTGGGGCTTACCGTTTTTCATTTCAGTCTTTAGGTTCTTCTTAAAGGCCTTGTCAGAGCCGGATTTGACTAAGGGCATGGGTTATACCTTAATAATTCAATGTAGGGGCTTTTAGGGCCCTTTAAAGGGAATACTGTAGATTAACTCTACCCAATGTTGTCAAATGTGAGCTTATCCCTTACAAAGATAGAAATGTGTGGGAAGCTTTAGCTGCTACGACAGATAGTCGCAGGGGGTATAGTGTTGTAAGGAGCTGTACCTGCTACGAATGTTGGTTTATCATTACGTAGTCTTACTAGTCTAAAATGCTCCTACCCTGAACCGGTTTGTAGAGGTATACTTGTCCCGCGCCGTAATGTCCAGGCTATCACACTAAGTCAATACTCTACACCCTTCCATTTAATAAAGCAATACTTATTTTATATAATTGTCAATTATTATTTAGGGGGCATCTTTTTATTATTAAATCTAGCTTGATAGCGTAAAGGCGGTCTATCTAAATCTTGCAGGTTATCAATATCTATTGCCACAAACTCATCCTCATCATCCCCGTTCTCTTCTTTAGCTTCTTGAAGCCGGGCCAATGTGGCATTATACATCTTGTCTGTCTCAGCATCCCCCCAGAGCTTAGAGCCATAGATGGGGCGCTGGGCCTCTGGCTGGTAGCTATAACTATAGCTCTCCCTCCAAGCGTAGAGAACAGCTTCACATATATCTGAATGGAAGCGCTTACTTATAACTCTTTTATCAGGGGTGCTGTGATCATGGTCCCATTCAACCTTCTGGGCATCGTGGGCGAATAGGCTATTAGCTTTAACTAATAATCTCCCAGTTCGTAGGGCATCATTCATTAACTCAATATATTCTACTTTTCTATTCTTCTCAGCAGCTTGCATTGGGATTGTGTATCTCTTCCCAATCTCCTCAGCTATTTTTTTACCGAGACCCCCCGTATCGACCACAATCTTACTGATGGGATAGAGCCCTTTAAGTCTATCGATTTGTTTGCAAAGGGTGGAGATGTCTTGGCGGCGCTCGACAACCTCCTCAACCAGGTAAGTCTGAGGTGTCCTGTCAGAATAGCAGAGGACGGCGAGGGCGTCGGCGTCGTTGAATCCGAGATCCACGCCCAATATGTATGTCCAATTTCCTTCGGTTGGTAAGCTGGCATAATCGTTAATCTCCTTGTTGTATCTATAGACCAGACTATTCTCATCAACAACCCATTGACCGAACCATTCGCGCAAGATGGAGGGGTCATTTCTATCCACCCCCCGGCGAGTCAGCTCTCTGTCAAGCATATCCTGGTGGGTCAACCCCTTCAATAGAAAAGGAAGCTTTGGATTATCAAAGAAAGACCATGTATGATGAGACCAGTTCTTATTCTTAGTAAGCTCATAAAAATAGCCAGATGGGATTGGTCCAGGCGTCCCGATAAGTATAAGCTGACCAGCAAAGTCCATAAGAGCTGGGCCCAACACATCATCAATAAGCTGTTCGATATAAGCCGGGAAGCTCTGGCTTTCGTCCAGGTAAACCTTCTTAATGGCAAGACCTCTAAAGTCTTCAATACTAGCACGATCGCTAGCGCCAAGCAGGTACACCATGCTTCCATTTGGAAAACGAATAGACAGGTCACTTTCGTTGGGCTCCCCTTGCAAGTTGAATAAAGAGTTGATACGCTTAAACTCAGGCCACACCAAACGTTTAGCATTCTTTCGGCTTAGGGTGATGTATAGGCAGATGGTGTTATCGAAGGATATGGCTGTATGGACTAGATCGGCTACACAGGAAACTGATTTACCCGCTCTACGCGTGGTGGTAGCTTCTTTAAAGGGAGCGGGGTCTAATACAAACTTGAGCTGTTTGTCAAATAGGTAATCCTCTAGGCGGAACTGTTTCTGGGTTAGCAGTCCCTTACGGCGGGCAAGTTCATGAATTGCTTGCTGTTTTGTTAGTTTCATAAGGTCTAAAAATCTTTCTAGGACGTATGTGGCTATCGCACCAGCGATTATGGGACCCTAGTTAGGGGGGACTGGGTAGTTCGAATTAATTATTTAGATTAACTATCTAGACTTGTCAAGCCTTAATAAACTATTCAGACTTGTCAAGCTTTATCCCCAACGCCTGCTCCAGCTGCTCCGTTGTAACAGCGGCTGCTCCAGCCTTCCTAGCCTGCTTACGCTCTGCCATCTGTGCCTTCATATGCTTCCTTAGGTCTTGGAGGAGGTAGATATAGTCGCGCAGGTCTTTAGCGTGGGTGGCCCCCAGCTTCTCTGCTATAGATAGGTCCATTAGGCGGGCCGTTTCGCGTTCTAGGATGACCATAAGGGAATGGTTGAGGCGGTCGATGCGGGTGGTGAAGGCCGGTCTTCTTGTCATATATACAAATATAGGGCTGTGTGGGCAGATTTGGGGGTGTGGGGTCGATACGACTTGGCCTTGGCGGGGTTATAAGACTAAGATTGCTTATCCCTCTTATTCCATCCCTCACATTTGGCCTCGGCTTCTGCCTTAGTAGTGGCCCCGTCTACGTTACAGGACTCACCATCTTCAATTGTAGTGTCAATTACAAACCAACCGTATTCATCAAATTCAATAGTGTATCTCATAAACTCTCCTGTTTAGGTTATAGTCCTAAGAGCCTTAATCCCCCCGCCACGTTCAACCCAATCAATACCAACAAGCCGTCTTATCATCTCTTAGTCCAGCCGGCATAAGGTCCAGCCTATCATGTTTGTCAATATACCCCACAATAAATCAAATAGCAACAACTATTTTAATATAAATATAAGATTGTTTGAATAGACTGTATAGTTCGCCACTTACGTTCAATAATAATTGTTGATTTATCCCTATCGTTTGTCGCGGGTTGTTTCAATACACTTAAAGAAGCTATCTACTACAACCTCATCCTTTGTTGTCGGCACATCAAATGCAGTATTCTTGCTTTCTGCCTTTGTACACTGATATAACACTTTAATACAGATTGCAGGAGTGTGCCCCGGTAAAGGTTGAACACAATAAGCTAATATTAAAGCTGCTATAGCTGGATTCATTTAACCCTCTCTACAATTGATGTTCCAAGCTTAACAATTGACTTAAATTGATTAATTAACTCATCATTCATACCCTCATCCTTGCCAATTTGTCTATAGGTTTTATTAAATGTCCCCCTTTCCCATAATCTACATCCAATTGCTATATTTTGAGGTGTAATGGTGATACTGTAAGACTTCCATATAATGTGAAATAGACAACTTAAACTTATCACCCGGGCCGAGCCGGATACCCAGGCCAAGCCGGATACCAGGGCCGAGCCGGATACCCAGGACGAGTCATATACCCGGGCCGAGCCGGATACCAGGGCCAAGCCGGATACCTGGGCCGAGTCATATACCTGGGCCAAGCCGGATACCTGGGCCGAGCCGGATACCTGGGCCAAGCCGGATACCTGGGCCGAGTCATATACCTGGGCCAAGCCGGATACCCGGGCCGAGCCGGATACCTGGGCCGAGCCGTATACCCGGGCCGAGCCGAATACCCAGGCCAAGTCGGATACCCGGGCCAAGCCGGATACCTGGGCCGACTCGTATACCTGGGCCGAGCCGGATACCCGGGCCGAGTAGTATACCCGGGCCAAGCCGAATACCTGGGCCGAGCCGGATACCTGGGCCACGCCGGATACCCGGGCCAAGTCATATACCTGGGCCACGCCGGATACCCGGGCCGAGCCGGATACCCAGGCCGAGCCGGATACCCAGGCCGAGCCGGATACCCAGGCCGAGCCGGATACCCGGGCCAAGCCGGATACCTGGGCCACGCCGGATACCCGGGCCGAGTCATATACCTGGGCCAAGCCGGATACCTGGGCCGAGTCATATACCTGGGCCAAGCCGGATACCTGGGCCGAGCCGGATACCTGGGCCAAACCGGATACCTGGGCCGAGCCGGATACCCGGGCCGAGCCGGATACCTGGGCCTCATCAAATACCCAACATGCTCCTTCTTGGCTTAAATTTTCCTCTTTTTCAATCCAACCACCTAATCGGCCATCAGACAATCGTTTTATTCTTTTTAGAGTTATAGTATCTATAGTCTTTGTTTCACCTGTAAACTCATACTTTTTAATGCTCATCTTATTTATCCTCCATAGAGTCCATAGCTTTATCTATAACAGCGCCTGGGTCTTCTTCGTGCCCACAATTAATACAGATACCGTGATCTCGTTCGTCTGAATGGGGACAACAAGCCTGACAATCAGGGATACAACAATATGTTTTACCTGACTCGATTTCATTACCATCCTCACAGGTATTAGGGCCATCTAATTGTTTTACATTTATAGTTGTTGTGCTCATTTACTTTCCCCTTGATACTGGCAAGAATATTAGAAGGGGGGCTCCTTGGGTGGTAGAAATGTCCACCACACAATAATCTTTTTTACTTCTACCCATTGCTCTTATTTCTACCACTCTTCCAGCACCATAAGCTGTATTAATCTTAGAGCCTAAAGTAAATCGGTCCATTGATTCCTTCTTTGTTCGGTCCATTGATTCCTCCTTTGTTTAATATAAATTTAAATTGTTAAGCAATTATGTATTTACATAAACCAGTAGTGGCGTTTCCATTCTCACCTGCTAAGATCTTGGTAAGATTACTCATTTACATACCCCAGATGTGGTATAAATATTATACTGAGAATAGTGTGTACAGCTAGATTGACTTGGTGCACTTGAGCACCCAGTAAGAACGCAAATAGCTATAAGAAAGCAAATATCTAAAAGTATAACCAACAAACATAGTCCAGACATAATTCGCTCTTTACTCATTATTTTTTCCTCCTGCTATAAGGGTAAACCTATCGCGTCTTTCAGCCAATCTCCTGCATTGTGCCACTACAAATACCGTACACTCTTCCCAAGATCCTCTACAAACTCCTTGGCCCCTACAAGTTACTAGCCAGGTATTCGCGGTGGGGGATACATTATTGTGTAAAATGAATGGACCAAACTTATATTTTTTATTACTCATTTTACCCTCTTAATTAATTCATTCGGTACCCAACTTACCTCATCATTAGCAAACAACACCTTGGTCATACCAGCCACAGTCTCTAGTCCTAGGCCCCTTCGGCCTCGGTAGTACAGATGAAAGGTTCTGGGCTTGACTAAGACTTGTGTTGGTTTTGAATCACTTTGAGGTCCCACTAAAGCCCTAAAAACAGCCATAATTATCTCTCCTAGTAAGGCACATCCAATTAAATAACTTATAAAATGAAACAAGCCCTACCTCCTATACAGTAGATGCTACCGTAAGGCTGTAGGGCTTGTCAAGGAGGCAAATAAGGGGGAACTTAGTTACTTTACTTTTTCTTTTACTTCTTTAACTAACTCTTTAAATCTATCCTGTAGGTTGCCTGAAATCTGCTTCTCTGGGGGCGGAGCGTAACGTTTATTATTTAATATCCACTTTCCTACCCTAGCTAGCAGCTTATCTTCTTGATTATTCCTACTGGCCAACCAATCTTCTACCTTAAGCTCCATCAACTGCTCTGGAGTCATAAGCATAAGCTCTATGCCGCGCTCTGTGAGTTTCTTTTCCTTTTCGATACGTCTAGCATCAACCAAGGCAATAGCCCTAAGCATTGACTCTTTGTTGGCATGCACTGTAACAATTGCATCCCCAACCCTATAAGACTCCCCTGGCTTAAAAGCTGTGTGCTTATCTAGTTGGTATTGGTGTCGGATGGTAACATTACCAACCTTATCTCCCAATCTGACGGAGGGCTTTGTACGGCCATCTTGAGTTTGTTCAGCCTTTTTAAATAAACCTTTAAGAAAAGACTTAAGCTTTTGTAGCATCCTGTGCCTCCAGTACAATAACCTCAATCATTTGACTTGGCACAATACATTCTAAGCCATTGGCGAATGTTACAAATGCTCCAAGGGGGTGTAACGCCATTTTAATTCCGGGGTGAAATTGCTGGTTCAAGGTGCGTTGGCTTAGCTCTTTGTATCCTGGGATAAAGAGAGCCTTGGTTAATTGACAATGCAAGATATTTCTGGGTTTCATTAGTACTCCTTAAGGTATTTTTGGTTTAGTGCCCAGTCTAGAACAGTAGTTTGAGGTTTATTCATGTCCTTAAAAGCTACATACATTCCTTTAGGAAGTTCATCACTTGGTACAACTAGTGCCTTATTGCCTAATTGTATAGCCCTATATTCTATCTCTTCTGTTTTAATATCACAGTACTGCACAGAAGAACCAAGAGAATCCTCTAATGCTCTATAATCCTCAAAAGAGCATACTATTAAATGTATATGGAGACCTAAATTTAGTATAGCCTCTCTAATTGGAACATTATTATTAAATTGTTTCATTTTATTTCCTTTAATAGTTTACTAGCAATGCCTAATTCTTCAGACCGCCATGGGAGTTTAACGTAAACAAAAGGAGTTTGTCCATCTGTAAAAGCGTATCCTAATATAACGTCTGGGTCTTCTTCTAGACAAGCCACTAAGAAGTTATTCTTAGCAGACTCACTATGCATTAAGTCTTCTATCCGCTTATGTTGAAGCTTAGACCAGGTTGATCTTTTTAAAGTAGTTTTATTGCCTTTATCAAACCACTTATTTCTTAAATAAGTAGCAAAGATAAAGGCATGGTCAGACTCGACAATAGGCCTAATTTGAATCTTCATTAAGCCTCTCCCTTAAGTATATAGAAAATTGACGTTTACCTCTAGTCAAGAGAGTTCTGGTAGTAAAAACAGAAATGTTTAAATCTTTAGCAGTCTCTCTAATAGACTTACCTTCAGCATGCAATTGCCACACCTTCTTCTCCAACTCCCAGTAAGGCTCGTTTAGAAAGTGCTCAGCGTAGATGTAATAGTCCCTAATACCCTCAAAAGTACCCTCAGAACTTGGCTGCCTTACCTGGGAGCTATTGGTAGTCTTCCACTTAGGCCTAAGTAGGTTCAAGAAATCTGTGCCATGTCCTTGGTACTCAATATCATCAAATCCAGAATCCTTGAGCTTCTTATACCACTTATCCTGTAAACTCTTAAGTTGTTTCTTTGAGCGATGCATTTATAGTAGTATCCTTTACAACTTGAGCAGACACTTGCATAGCAGCTGCCTTTACCAATTGTTTTGAGATAAACCTAGGAGATACGTAAAATACATTTGTAGGTAAATGTAAGATAAACTGTGCCGTAAGGTTTTTGGTACTTGTATTATATGGAAGACCCGATATATCTACAATTTCGCCTACCAAAGTATTAAACTCTGCCATACCTCTAGGCAAACGTTGTGGAATAAATCCCCAGATAAAGCTACTCAGCTTCTTTAACATCCGTAGCTCCTTTCTCCACCGTGGCCTTTACCTCTTCTTGAATTTTAGTTCTAAGCTTGGCTGCCTCAACTCCCATTTTGTCAAGCTTCTGAGTTTGAGAGTTGATCTCACTATCAATAGCTGCAATATTTTCCTTAATCATATGTTTTCGGTAAAACATGTTACCTAGCTCAAACAGAGCTTGATTAAAGTCTTGTTGAAGCTGTTGAAGGTTTTGTGAAGGTTGTTCTGGATTAACATTTTGTTTCTTTTTAAAAGGAATCATTAGTAATTCTCCATCTGTAAAGGATACATCTACCTATAATATAGCACCAGCTTTTACATAAGTAAAGGGAATAATACAAATAATTATCCCGCGATTCGCGGGGTATTCATACCTCTTATCTGTTACAGTTGTATAGGTCCGGAGCCGTAATGTCCAGGCTATCACATTAGTCAATACTAAATTATTATTCTTTACTAGTAAAGTGTTTTCTTTTATTATATATGTATGCATAAACTATCTAGAGAGGCTAGGTTAGCTTATTTAATAGAATTATTGAATAAAAGGTTTAGGGCCCATAGGTCAACAGTTTCTGATATAAAGAGAATAAACTCCTTGAGGATAATTTATTCAGCTGAAAAAGACTATAAATCTGGATTTTTAGTAAACAACAAGTTTATAAAGAGAATAAAATGAAAAGGATAATAACTAATAAGTTAAACCTCCCAGAAGCTTATGTATTTTCTGTTCAAAATGACCCATATGACCCAGATGATGGGGGAGAGAGAAGTGATTACACTATAACAGGCCTATTAAAGCCTCCAAGAGCAGCACAAATTGAAAGAACCAATACACTTGAAGTAGACGCAGCAGATATGTTGGCTCTTTTACAAGGCCAGCTTATCCATTATATGTTAGAGAGGGCGAAACCAGAGTTAGAGGCTCGGGGTTTTATTATTGAGAAAAGGTTTTATAAAAAATACTCAGTAAACATGCCAGATGGAACTATTAGGATATTTAATATATCTGCTAAGATAGATGTATTCGATCCTGTTAATGGTAGGCTATCCGACTATAAATATACTTCAACCTCTTCAGCTTCCTATGGACTCAAGGAGGAGCACAGGCTACAAGTCAATTTCCAAAGTATGCTTGTTCGTAATGCAGGGTTCAAGGTTGTTCAAGCTGAGACAGTGATGTTAATGAAAGACTGGTCCCCTATGAAGTTATTTGGAAGTTATCCAACGGCCCCTACTGCCCTCCATCCTGTGCCATTTATGAAAGATGATGAGATCGATCATTATATAATAGAACGCATTAAAGCCCATGAGGCAGCCAAAGTTACCCTGCCCCTATGCTCGGATGAAGAAAAATTTAATAGACCTTCTTTTGCAGTTATTAAGGGAGGGCAAGCAAAAGCAGTAAGAGTTTTTAAGTCTGAAAAAGAGGCTAATACATTTATTTCTGCTATTGACTTCATCTCCTTTGACAAGTATTCTATTGTAAAGAGACCTGGAACAAACATTAATTGCCTTCACTATTGTCCCGCTCGTTCCATATGTGAACAGGCTAAGGCAGATAGACCGGCAGTTATTCTGGATGAAGACGGGTTTGTAAAAGTATGATAAATTATATACTGATAAATGTGTTGTGTATATTAGGAATATTATTATTATCTTTTATGTTCTATACACAAGGGTGTATAGTATAATAAATAGTAGCGGCGTGGAGCAAAGTCCTATATGGTAATGCGAAGGGTATTGGTTGGAGTCGTTTCCAACATGTAAGCTAACCTTACAAGTTCACCCGAGGACACGCAAGCGATGATCCCCTATACTCGATATATGGTGGGGAAATACAAGCTGTCGAGGTAGCCAGAATCAAGCCTGGCCTACTATTAAAGTTTAATTAAAAAACAAGGAGACCTAATGCCTAAAAATAATACAAAGTCCTTCGCGGAAGAAGGATTGGAAGCAGTTCTAGAAGAAACCCCACAAGCTGAAGCTGCAGTTGAGACGCTTCAGCCGGTAGATGGAGAAGATGAGTTTAAGCAGGTTGGAGGGCTTGAGCCAGTTGCTTATTTCCTTCGTACTTCAGCCCCTAAGAAGCCTCAGAAAAGCCCATTCAAGATTCTCCAAACTGGAGAAACTATCTTGGGCACCTACGAACGTAGCTTCATTTCTGGTAAATTCCAGAAGCCTAGTTACTTGGTTCGTCTTGCCACTGGTGAGCTCATTGGGTTGCCTTCTGCGGGTAGCTTAGACAAGGCAATGGCTAAGCTCGCTGAAGGCTCCAAGGTTAAGATTACCTATGATGGAATGCGAGCCATTAAGGGCGGACAATGGGAAGGCACTGATGCCCATGTGTTCACTGTGTTTGGAAGCAAGTTGAAAGCTTAGTAGTTTGGAAAAGCAGGACAACTCTGAGGCTTTTCTCCCGTTAGGCCGTTTGCCGAGGCAAGGGTTATATATCGGCTTCCTCGTCACCTGGGGGTAAATAAGTGGTGAGGTTGGCTGGCTTCTAAGCCCGTGATCCCGTGGGTTGCCATTACGGGGTATATTTTTGGAGGATTTATTAAAGTAACAGATATACAAGACCAAGTGCTCTATACAGCTGCTGCTGTTGAGCAATTCTTTACATCTATAGATGCCGATTGGCCTCTAGTAGCTGACGTAGAGACTTTTGGGACTGACCCGGCTAATGGGAAGCTCCTGGGCCTGGCTTTGTGTTCCGTTGCTTCTCCTTTAAAACCTGTTTATATTGCCCTACAATGGTATGAGTTTAATACCTCTACCTGGAGGGTTAATAATGAATTTGAATTGATTATAACGTCAATTAAAGCTCATTTAAGCTATTGTGAATTAGTGGGCCATAATTATGCTTATGATAAGTTATGGCTTGATACAGTTCTCAAGATTGAGACTAGCTGGCATGCCTGTACTCGCCTTATGTGGCACATGGCATCTGCCCCCTCTGGCCCCAAAGGCTATGGACTTAAAGACGCCCAAATTGAAGTCCTAGGCTGGGATAAGCGTGGAAGTGATGAACTAGAAGCGCAGGTCCAAGCCAGAGGGGGAAAGCTAAAGGAAGGTGGACATTATTTAGCAGATGTGGGTGTCTTGGGGCATTATGCATGTTTAGATGGTAGCTCCACAGCGATGCTATATAATGAGTTAAAAAGATTTTTTGATCTGTATGATTATTGGTGGATGCTTGAAAAGATGGTAGCCTATTCCTGGCTGCTTCAGGTTAACACTACTGTTGGCATACGTGTGGACCTTGACCGTCTTGAGAAGACTATTGAGACATTACAGGACACTAAGGCTGCTTATGGGGCAGCTTTTCAAGAGCTAGCCAGTTCCCACATCACCCGCCTAGAGCGCATATGGCGGGATGATAGAGCGGCTAAATACACCCTGCCAGCAGCTAAGGAGCGTTTCTTGTCTGACTGGAGCATGCAAAAGAAGTTTAATTTGTCGTCTGACAAGGATAAGAGAGAATTATTCTACACCTCGATGGGGTTGCCAGTGGTTGTGGAGACCGATGGGGGTAAGGGGTCTACAAGTCTAGACGGACTGCGACTCGCGATTCGCGATTCACATAAAGAAGACTTAAAGGAATTATTGGAGATTTATGAAGAAGCAGAGTCTTGTGATACACTTCTTAGCAGTTTTGCTAAACCTTGGCTTGCTGCTAGCACTAGCGGACGCCTTAACCCACGATTCAACCCATGTGGAACTGTGTCTTATCGGTTGTCTGGGTTTAAGCCGTATCTGCTTAATGCTCCTTTCTCGGAATATGAGCTAATGTCATGCCTAACCTGTGATGAAGGTTGGGTTGGATTACATGCCGATTTTGTTTCTGTTGAGCCGGCCGTCACGGCTCATTACAGTCAGGACCCGTCCCTCCTTAAAGTGTTCCGGGATGGGTTGGGAGATGTTTACCTGGACCTTGCCTTGACTCTTTTTCCTCGTGATGAGGCCTTGAAGGCTGAATATAACCCCTACCTCCCGGTCACTTCGGCTGTTAAGTCTGAGTTTAAAAAGGTTAGGGATATTGGAAAGCTTATTCATTTGGCAGTACAGTATACCGGCAAGGAATATACGGTACAGAAAAACTTGGATTATGCAGGGTACCCTACTACTTTAGAGGAAGCCCGTACCATGGTCGCTGACTACTGGAAGCATTTTCATAAGGTCGCTGTAATGAATGAGACCTTATTCAGGATGTTTGGTAGGAAGGGATACCTGCGAAACGCAGTAGGACGGGTTATCAGGGTTCCCACCCATGTTGACATCCCGATGCGAGACGGAACCATCTGGCATAAGGAGATACCTAGGTTTAAGGATTTGCCTAGCCGCTTCATTCAGAGCAGTGCCCATGATATATTAAGCTTTTGGGTGTTGATTATTGCCCGTAAAGTTAAGGAACAAGGGCTTAAAGCCAAGCCAGTTATTATTGATTGCCATGACAGTACCAGTTGGCAGGCCCCCCAGGATGAGATTAATGCTTTAGAAGTTATCTTTAAAGAAGCCCTGACAGAGTTGAATCAGGGGATTAGACTCAGTGTACCGGTTAAAGTGGAAATGAAGAGATTTCATACTTTAGCTGGCTTGAAAGGCCAGGAGGATTTATGACTAAAGCTTACTTGGGGCTTATAATGATTGTGAAAAAAATCTAGAGCATAGATTAATGCTATTAACAATTATATATGAGATGGGAGATAAGGTATGACATTCAGGGAAGCATATAACACTGGGAAAGTATTTGCTATAGTGTATAATACTTATAGTTATATTTATTACAGAAGCTGCACTGTCGCAGAACATGGCAGGGGCGGGCAAACCATACACCCCGCAGTGGATTTGAACACATATAACCAAAGCGAACTGGACACGGAAGACCCTAATCTGGAAATACTGGAACACTCGGTTCTTAGTTATGTTAAATCCCCTACTATGAGTCCCAGCATTGATAGTGTAGGGGACTGTACTTGTGATTTCTACTCAGTAATTCTAAGGTCCGGGTGTAAGTGTGGAGGTAAATAATGATATGGACAGCTTTATCTATCGGATTGGTTCTAGCGACAATATTCTTGGTCGTCCTCCCCGGTTTTACTCTAGTACTGACCTTGCTGGTAGCGGTTGTAGATTCGCTTCAGTCTATGCAGTCCGCAAAGAAGATGCAGAAGCAATTGAAACCACGTCCGGCACTGCGGCTGGTTTCAAAGGGATCGTGTGGTCACAAAAACTGTGGGTCGACTTCGATACATACGAAGCAGCCTCAGAAGCCGAAAAAACCTTAGATAAGTTAGGATTAGGATATGTCGTTTATGATACAGGCGGGCGTGGCAAGCATATTGGGATTAATAGGGATACTAAACCTAGCCATACTTTGCCAGGACAAGACAAGGCTTGGGTACAAGCTAACTTGGTTGGGGCGGATCTTAGCCTGTATTGGCACCTTCATCTTATTCGGCTGCCGGGAGCAGTCCATGAAAAGACCGGTGGGATCAAAAAGCTTATTAAGCGGAAAGAAGGGAATAGTGTACAGCTCGGGCAGCCTAAAGAGAACGAGGCAGTCTCAGTTTCTGAGGTCACTACATCACCCGGGGCCCGTAATTCCATATTTGGGACGTGGTCGGTAATGTCAAATATCACCCCCACTGGGCACAGGAGGCAGCTTGTAGAGCTCGCTGTGGCCCTTCAAAGGGATGTTGGTGTAACAACTGAGGAGGCCACTTGGGTGCTACTGGAAGTGAATCGCGGGTTTAATGTACCAAGGGATGTTGATGAGATAGAGAGAATTGTGGCATGGGCCTATGAAACAAAATGATCCAGGACTAGTAATAACTTATATATGAAGGAAGGTTATGAAAAAATTAATTAATGTTCAAGAAGTCGAAGGCGAAGGTTTGGAAGCCCTATTAGGAGAAAAGGTTACTATTTTCTGTATGAATTATATTTATACGGGGAAGCTAATTGGAGTAAATAAAACATGTGTTTTATTAGAAGACCCCGCCATTGTTTACTCAACTGGAGACTTTGCTAGCAAGGTATACTCAGATGTCCAGTCTTTACAAGTAAAGACATTCTATGTACAAACCTCTTCTATTGAAAGCTTTGGAGTACTTAAGTAAATGAGAGCATTTAAACATAAATACAGGTCGAGGGCGTGGTCGTGGTCGGTGTCGGGGTCGGGGTCGGGGTCGTGGTCGGGGTCGGGGTCGGGGTCGAAGTGTAAGTTGGGGTCGAGGTCGGGGTCGTGGTCGGAATCGTGGTCGGGGTCGGGGTCGGGGTCGCGGTCGTGGTCGTGGTCGGGGTCGGGGTCGTGGTCGCGGTCGCAGTCGGGGTCATGAAGCCCAAGAAACCAATAACCGACTGGGACAAATTTAGAGACCAGTTCGTAAGAGAAACCCTGCGCAAGGCATCCTTTAGATGGCCTCCAAGAGCACAGGCTCTTAAAGAAGCCAGGGTTTACCAAAAGCCAAACCCCGAAACGGGTAGGATATGTTGGTGGGTGGCATGTGCTACCTGTCCAACGCATATGTTAGAAAGAGATGCGAGGTTAGATCATGTCGAACCAGTTGTACCAGTTAACTTGTCAGAAGTGCGGGAACCCTTTTACGACAGCACTAGCAATGCGCTTCGGCTTGGGTCTTTTGTGTACCGAATGTTCCCAGAGTCCTTCGGTTACCAATGTCTCTGCACTCCCTGTCATGATGCAAAAACAGCAGCAGAGCGAGCAGCCAGGGCAGAATACACTAGAAAACAAAAAGGGAGCTCTTCATGATCAATTGGAAGTTAGTCTATCCACCAACCCCCCAAGAGAAACATTTAAGAAGGATGCTGGAAAGATTCGTTACACACTTATTCCGGTTGATGCCATGGAAGAAGTTGTAAAGGTCATGGAGACCGGGGCCAACAAGTATGGCCCTGATGCTTGGCGTAAGACTGAAGACTTTGATTGGACTCGCATCATCAATGCCCTTGAGAGACACCTTGCAGACTTGAAGCGTAGTGTGGATAAGGATAGTGAGTCTGGGCTTCTCCACGCGGCTCATATAGCCTGTAATGCCTTGTTTTTGACTGAGTATATGTTGCATGGGCTGGGCAGAGATGACCGGTTCAAGTATAAAAAGGAGGTTAAATGAAAAAGGTTTACTTATGCTCTAGGGTGGCCTATGACGCCAGGCCCCAAAATGATGTGGTA